CTCTTTACAGGCTACTACAACAGCTTCTAATAATACAGCTATAGGTTTAAATTCTTTATATACTAACACAACAGGTGCAAGTAACGTAGCCGTTGGAATGCAAGCTATGCTTGATAACACAACAGGTGGAAACAATGTTGCTGTTGGTAAGTGTGCTTTATGTGATAACACAACAGGTGCTCAAAATATAGCAATAGGTACAGAGGCTTTATCTAAAGTTACTACAACAGAAAATAATACAGCAGTAGGACATAGAGCTTTATGTGCTAATACAGGATCAAGTAATATAGCAATGGGTTACCAAGCTTCCAGATATGCAACTTCAGGAAATTACAACGTTTCACTTGGAGTAGATTCAAGGAGAGATGCAACAACAGGATCAAATAACGTAGCAGTTGGTTATCAAACATTAAGAGAATCAGAAACAGCAAGTAATAACACAGCTGTAGGTCACGAAGCTTTAAAAGTTAACACAACAGGTGCAGCAAATACAGCAATGGGTTCTTTAGCTTCAGACGCTATGACTACAGGAGATAATAATGTAAGTGTTGGTTATTTATCTTTAAGTGCTAACACTACAGCAGCTGATAATACAGCTGTAGGTTCTAATGCTTTAAGATATAACACAACAGGTGCATCAAATACAGCAGTAGGAGTACAAGCATTATTAAATAATACAACAGCAGACAATAATACAGCTGTTGGTAGAGAATCTCTTTGTGCAAATACTACAGGTGCAGGTAATTCTGCACTAGGTCAATCATCACTTTTTAAAAACACAACAGGAGATCAAAATACAGCACTCGGTAGAAGTGCTTTGATTTGTAATACAACAGCAGACAACAATACAGCAGTAGGATTTGAATCTTTAAGAGCTAACACAACAGGCGCAGAAAATACAGCAATAGGTTCAGATTCTATGCTTGTTAGTACAACAGGATGTAAAAATACATTTATTGGAAGAAATTCTGGTCGTGACAATACAGAAGGAGATGAAAACGTAGCAATAGGATTTAATTCAGGTTGTCAAAATACAACAGGTGACAACAATGCCATGATAGGTAATTTTGCACAATCTTCATCTGCAACAGTTAGTAATGAATTTACTTTAGGAAATGGAAGCACTAATAATTTAAGATGTGCTGATACATCTATTTCATCACTTTCTGATTTAAGAGACAAAAAAAATATTGAAGATATACCTCATGGACTAGATTACATTTTAGCTATGAGACCAGTTAAATTTGATTGGGATACAAGAGATGGAACTAGAGAAGGTAAAAAAGATTATGGATTTATCGCACAAGAATTAGATCAAGTCGAAGAAACTTTTGGAAATAAAGAGTACACAAGATTAGTTTCAAAAGAAAATCCCGAACAATGGGAAACAGATCCAATGAAAACTTACCCAATTTTAATTAAAGCAATACAAGAACTATCAGAAGAAAATAAGGACTTGAAATCTAGAATAGAAGCGTTAGAAAGTAATTAATAAAAGAAATAATTATGAATACATATATCGTTGAAGGTGGCATTGGAAAATGCGTTGCCTTTTCAGCACTGTTACCAGAGTTGAGAAAAAAATCAGAGGTGCAAATATATACTCCGTATATAGATTGCTTTGCAAATAACCCAAATGTAAAGATGGCTTACGAGTCTACAATACCTTTACAAGATCCAAGGATCATGGCATCGAACAATATATTTTATTGTGAACCTTACAAATCTAATTTTCAGTTTGGTAAACAACATATTATCGAAAGCTATTGTGAACATCATGGTGTTAAATACAATTCATCTATGAGACCTAAATTATATACAGACCATCATAAAGAGTCTGTAGATAAATGGTTGAAAGATAATGAGATTGAAAAATACATCTTAGTTCAGTTTTCAGGTGGTCAAGCTAAATGGAATTATGGAGACAATGTTCAATATCAAAACATAAATCCAAATAGAAACTATCAACCGTTCTTGGCTCAACAAGTAATTAATATGTTGTTAGAAGAATATAAAGATACAACTATTATAAACTGTGTCTTGCCTAACGAACCACATTATCAAGGTACAATTAGATGTGATTTACATTTTGCACAGATTCATGAAATGTTAAAAGGTGCGGAAGGCTTTGTCAGTATAGATAGTTGTCTACAACACTTCTCAGCATCGGCTGAAAAACATGGAGTAGTCATTTGGGGATCAACTCGTTGGACTCAATTTGGTTATTCACACAATAAAAACCTACAATTTCACATGGGTAAAAAGTGGGATGAGGCTAAATTTATTGATAGCGATCCAAGAAATAATATGGTAGATTGCAAAATAATCGTTGATCAATATAAAAAACTTGATAAAAGCAAGCAAGTTGCTTGTGCAACACAATAGGAGAAAAATATGGCAAGAACATCTGAAGAACTAGCTCAAGACTATACAGCAATGGGTCACTCTGTAGATTTAATTAATGGTATCATTGATGGATCAAGAATGACTGATGAAGAACAATCAGAAAAAAATGATTGTGTAAATAGAAATGTTGAACACTTAGAACTTATGGTCGCTAAAAGCGATTGGGGAAGTGAAGACATGACTGCTGTTAATAGTTCTATTGCTGCTGGAAAAACTTACGTAGCGTAGACAGGAGCCTAAGCAATGGCTTTTGGTATAAACGCTTTCGCACAAAGTGCGTTCTCATCGCTCGTTAATAACGATAGTCAAGCGTTTGTAACTGGTATTGCTCTTGCTATGCAAGAGGGTACAGGTACAGTTACTGCTGATGCCAATGTAAACGTCACGGGTATAATTCTTGCTATGCAAGAAGGTGACGCAACAGTTATTGGAACTGCTACAGTTAATTTAGTTGGAATTGGTTTTGCAACTTTATTAGGAACTCCAAGTATTGTAATACATACAGAAGTTCCAACAGGTCCTGTTCAAACATTTACGGAAGTTAATACAGGGAATGCACCAACTGCAGGTTTTACTGAAGTTAATACAGGAAATGCACCAACTGCAGGTTTTACTCCAGTATCATAATAAATTGACACTGCTAAACAAATTTAATATCATACAAAAGTTTAAGGAATTTAAAATATGGCTAATACCACATCAACAAGTCTAAAGCTTACAGTTCAAGCAACAGGTGATAACTCTGGAACATGGGGTCAAATTACTAATACTAATTTACTTGTTTTAGAACAAGCAATTGGTGGTTATGAAGCAATTGGAATTACAACAGGTGCAACTTTAACATTTTCTAATGGTGTTATATCGAACGGTAAAAATCAAGTATTAAAACTAACAGGAACTATAGCAGCTAATAGAACTGTTACTATTCCAGATTCAATAGAAAAAACATATATTGTAGATAATGCAACAACAGGTGCATACACAGTAACTTTTAAAACAAGTTCAGGAACAGGGGTTACTTGGTCTGCTACAGATAAAAGCACTAAAATAATTTATTCAGACGGAACTAATGTAGTTGATACAGCTTTTGTATCTAATGCTATTACAGAAGTTTTAGATGATACTAGTCCACAATTAGGTGGAGATTTAGATACTAATTCATTCAATATTAAAATTGATGATAACCATGGTATTTATGATGATGATAATAACGAACAAATAATTTTTCAAAAAACAGGATCAGCTGTTAACAATCTTGAAGTAACTAACCAAGCAACAGGTTCAGGTCCTTCTCTTAGTGCAGTTGGTGGTGATACAAATGTTGATTTAAATATTTCTCCAAAAGGTATTGGAAGAGTTGTTTTAGGTGCAGGTAAAATAGAACAAACTGCAGAAAAAGTTACAAACGCTGCAACAGCATTTACAGGCACAATTAACTTTGATGTTATTACACAATCTATTTTTAATGCTACTTCTAACGCTTCCGCAAACTGGACATTAAATGTTAGAGGAGATGGTTCAAATAGTTTAAATAATATTATGGATACAGGAGAGTCATTAACTATTGTAACTCTTGTACCTCAAGGATCCACAGCATATTATAATTCAGCTTTTCAAATTGATGGATCAAGTGTTACACCTAAATGGCAAGATGGAGCAGCTCCATCAGCAGGAAACGCTTCTTCAACAGACATATACAGTTACACAATAATTAAAACTGCGAATGCTACATTTACAGTTATTGCAGCACAAACAAAGTTCGCATAATAGGAGAATTTTAGATGCCTTTAATTGGAAGTAAAGCAGTCAAAATGCCAGGGGGCATTGGGGGCGGAAGTAATAAAAAATTTACAGCAGCTACAGGTGGAACAATTACAACTGTAGGCGATTACAAAATTCACACTTTTACATCACCAGGAACTTTTACAGTTACACAAGCAGGTAACGCACCAACAAATCCTGTGGGTGGTCCAGCAACAGTAGACTATTTAGTAGTAGCTGGTGGTGGAGGTGGAACACATGGTGGTGGCGGTGGTGGAGCTGGAGGTTTTAGAGAATCCGTTCCAAGCCCTGCTGCATGGACAGGGAGTCCTTTAGCTAATCCAGGAGCTGGTTTAACTGTAACTGCTCAAGGTTATCCAGTAACTGTTGGATCAGGAGGAGCAGGAGGTGTTCAATCTGGACCACAACCTCCAGGAGCTAATGGATCAGATTCAGTTTTTTCAAGTATAACATCTACAGGTGGTGGTGGAGGTGGAGCATTTAATAATGACAGTGTAAGTGGTAACTCAGGAGGTTCTGGTGGTGGCGCAAAAAAATCAGGTACTCCTACATCAGTTAGTGGAGGTTCAGGGAATACTCCTCCTGTAAGTCCTCCTCAAGGAAATCCAGGTGGTTCGGTATCTAGTAACCCAAATTCTATTGGAGAATCAAGTGGAGGTGGAGCAGGGGGTTCTGGAACTTCAGGTACACTTTCAGGTATTCCAAATTCTCCAGGGGGTGCTGGAGTAGGTACAGCTTTTAACCCAAGTCCTTCTTTTGGAACACCAGGACCAGATGGTTCTTTAAGATACTTTGCAGGTGGAGGTGCGGCTATTACAGGTTCATCAGGTTCTGCTTCAGGGGGAGTTGGTGGTGGTGGAACTTCTACAGGAGGATCTGGAAACGGAGGATCTGGAACAGCTAACACTGAAGGTGGAGGAGCTGGAAATAGTGGTAATCCTGGTTCTGGTGGATCTGGTGGTTCTGGTATAGTTATGATAAGGTATAAGTATCAGTAAAAAATTTATGCAAAAGAAAGAGCTAGAAAGATATTTAAATTATGAATTTAAGTAATTACTATTGGTATTTTACATCTGTAATACCACCTAGGATTTGTGATGATATTGTAAAACACGGTTTGTCGAAAGCAGACACTATGGCAAGAACAGGTGGATACGATAATAAAAAATTAACTAAAAATGAAATTAAAGATATGAAACGCAAGAGAAATTCAGATCTTGTTTGGTTAAATGATACTTGGATATATAAAGAATTACATCCTTATATTCATGCAGCAAATAAAAATTCAGGTTGGAATTTTGAATGGGATCGAAGTGAATCTTGTCAATTTACAAAATATAAATTAAACCAATACTATGATTGGCATTGTGACTCTTGGGACAAACCTTATCAAAACCCTGGACCTGATCTTGGTAAAATAAGAAAACTATCTATGACCTGTCAACTAACTGATGGATCAGAATATCAAGGTGGAGAACTAGAGTTTGATTTTAGAAATTACGATCCTCATTTAAGAAATAAAAAAACACATATAATACAAGCAAAAGAAATATTGCCTAAAGGAAGTATTGTTGTATTTCCTTCATTTGTATGGCATAGAGTTAAACCAGTAACGAAAGGAACAAGATATTCATTGGTAATGTGGAACCTTGGATATCCATTTAAATAGTATGTTTAAAAAAAATAAATATGTAGTTATTAAACAAGCGATTGATAAAGATTTAGCATTATTTCTTTACAATTATTTTTTAATGAAGAAACAAGTTTTTGATACAAGTATTAATACTAAATACATTTCTCCTTATGAAACATTTTTAGGGTTTTATGAAAATCAAACTCAACAAATACCAAACACCTACAGTAGCTATTCCGATATAGCTATGGAAACTTTAATGTTAAAATGTCAACCAATTATGGAAAAGACAACAGGTTTAAAATTATATCCGTCTTACACATATGCAAGAATATATAAAAAAGGAGATGTCCTTAAAAGACATAAGGATAGATTTAGTTGTGAGATATCTACAACTATGAATCTTGGTGGTGATGATTGGCCAATATATCTTGAGCCTTCTGGAGAAGTCGGCAAGAAAGGTATTAAAATAAATTTAAAACCAGGGGATATGTTAGTATATTCTGGTTGTGAACTAGAACATTGGAGAAATAAATTTAAAGGCAAAGACTGTGCACAAGTATTTTTGCACTACAACAATCGTAAAACACCAGGAGCCAAAGACAATATGTTTGACAAACGACCTCATTTAGGTCTTCCAAGTTGGTTTAAAAAGTAGTATATTTGTCCTTGTTTCTTTTATAATACGGATAAAATATGTTACAAAAACTTAATTTTAAACCAGGATTTAACAAACAAGTCACAGAATCAGGAGCTGAATCTCAATGGACTGATGGAGATTTTGTTAGATTTAGATATGGTTTACCAGAAAAAATAGGTGGTTGGTCTCAACTTACATCTAGCACTTTACCAGGTGCTGCTAGAGCTAAACATGCTTTTACTAGTTTAGCAGGAGAAAAATACTCAGCTATTGGAACTAACAAAGGTTTGTTTTTATATTACGGTGGAGATTTTTTTGACATCACTCCTTTAGATACAGCTATTACAGGTGCAACTTTTACAGTAACTTCTGGATCAGCAACAGTTACAGTTAACAAAGCAAGTCACGGTTTAATAAATGGAGAGTATATAACTTTCACAGGTGTAACTATTCCAACAAACTCTGGTTATTCAACAGCAGATTTTACTGGAAATACTTTTGAAGTTTTAAATTCTCAATCAGGTACGTTTCAAATTACTATGCCTTCTAATTCTGCAGGTGCTAGTAGTGCTACAGGTGCTGCTACAATAAATCCTTATGTAACAATTGGTCCACCAGTCCAGACCCCTGGTTATGGTTGGGGTACATCTACATGGGGAGCAAGCACATGGAACACACCTAGATCAACTAGTAATGTAATTTTAGATCCAGGACAATGGTCCTTGGATAATTTTGGTGAAGTCCTTATAGCAACTATACATAACGGTAAAACATTTACTTGGAATGCAGGCGCAACTAGTGCAAGAACAGTTAGAGCTTCTACATCAACATCTGGTTTTTCTACATCAGCAAACCCAACAGCTTCTAGATTTACTTTAGTATCTGATAGAGATAGACACGTATTCCATTTTGGAACAGAGACAACAATAGGAAACACATCAACTCAAGATCCAATGTTTATCAGGTTCTCGGACCAAGAAAATTTAAATGACTATACTCCAACAGCAACTAATACATCTGGTACTTTTAGATTAGATACTGGTAATGAAATTAGAGGAGCAGTGCAAGGTAAAGATTATACTCTTGTTTTAACTGATAGCGCTGCATACATAATTCAATTTATTGGAGCACCTTTTACATTTAGTGTAAGACAAGTTGGAACCAACTGTGGTTTGATTGGTCAAAATGCTTTGAGTTATTCTAATGGTAGAATTTTCTGGATGTCAGGAGAAGGTGGTTTCTTTGTTTATGATGGAACAGTTAAGATGTTACCATGTCTTGTTGAAGATTTTGTATTTACAACAGGAGGAGATAATTTAGGTATTAACTACAGTGTTGCAGGTGTAACGTATGCAGAGCATAATAGTTTATATAATGAGATAAACTGGTTTTATCCAAAAGCTAATTCAACACAGATAGATAGATGTGTTACATTTAACTATGGCGAAAACTGTTGGACAACAAGTTCTTTAGCTAGATCTAGTTATATGGATCAAGGTGTATTTGATTTACCTTTTGCAACTGAATATAGTACATCAGGAACTCCAGTATTTCCTATTCAAGGTATTACAAATACAGCAGGTGCTTCTGTATACTATGAACACGAAAAAGGAACAGATCAGATTAACACAACAGGAACAACTTCTATAAATGCATTTATTAGATCAGGAGATTTTGATATTACAGCAGGAGTAAGTAGCGCAGGAAAAACAACAGGAGCTGTTAATTATAAAGGAGATGGAGAGTTCTTTATGTCTGTTAAAAGATTTATACCTGACTATCAATTAATTACTGGTAACTCTAAAGTTACATTATTTATAAACGACTATCCAAACAACACAGCTACTAGCTCACCACTTGGCCCCTTTACAGTAACTTCATCTACTGATAAAATAGATACACGTGCAAGAGGTCGACTAGTTTCTCTTAAAATAGAGAATGATGGTACAGGGCAAACATGGCGTTACGGTACATTTAGACTAGACGCACAACCAGACGGTAGAAGATAATGGCAAAAATAAGTGTATACATACCTGAACCACAAGAGGAATACAGTTCCGAGAACCAAAGACAAATATTAGAGTCTCTTGATACTGTAAAAAATCAACTTAACTTTTCTTTTCAACAAGACTTAAAACAAGAACAAGATATATTTAACTACTTCATGTCATGACAATACAATATAAAAGCGCTACATTTAATTTAACATCTACTAATGCAACAACTGTGTTGTCTATATCAACGTCAGCTATTGCTATTGTTAGAACTGTACAAGCGGTCCATGATACAGCAAGCAATGTTAATGCACATTTAATTTTAAAAAAATCAGGTGGATCAGATGTTAAAATAGCTTATAAAGAAATTAATAAAGATACAGATAGTATGTTAACAGGACCATTAAACTTAGAAGCAGGAGATGCTATAAAGATGCAGGCAGGAACTGCAAATGAAATAACAGGCTCTGTTAGTTATGCTTTAATAGATAGATCACAGGAGAACGGCTAATGTCTGATGATCTACTTAAAATACATTGTACAACTACAGTTGTTATAAGAAACACTAAAACAGAACGTGTCTATGCAACTAAACAAGAGAAAGATACAGATGTTGCTGATCCTAATACAGATACAACTGTTAATGATATTGCAGAAGATGTTACCGTAGAGATATCTCCAAAAGGATTAGAAGCATTAAAGAAAGTAATGAATCAAAACAATGAATCAAACACCTAAAGGTGGGACGGAGTTACAATTAGAATTTTTAAAAAATCATGTAGATAAAACTCTACTTGATAAATTTTCTATTTGTACATCGATCCCTGAAAAAATACCGCTGGCTAAAGATAAGATAAATATCTTATGGCAAAAGAATTCATACGATCAACCGAATCTAGCACCATGGTTCACGGACCATGGCAATCACAAGAAGTATGATTGGTACGTGTTTAATAGTCATTGGACCTTTGAAAAATTTAGAATAGCATTTGATTTACCTACAAGTAAATGTTTAGTTATAAAGAATGGTATAGAGAAGATAGAACCAACAGCACCTTATGTAAAAGGTCAACCTATAAAAATCATTCATCAAAACACACCTTGGAGAGGATTAAATGTTTTACTAGGTGCAATGCAATTAGTTAAAAACCCTTTGATTACTTTAGATGTTTATTCATCTACAGAAGTTTATGGTAAAGACTTTCATAAGGCTAATCACAAATACTATGAAACACTTTACGAACAAGCAGAAGTATTACCTAATGTGGAGTACATTGGTTATAAATCAAACGAGTATATAAGAGAACATATCAAAGACTATAAGATGTATGCGTATCCTAGTATATGGGAAGAGACATCTTGTATATCATTATTAGAATGTATGGCAGGTGGACTGTATTGTATTACAACTAATCTAGGTGCATTGTTTGAAACAGGTGCAGAGTTTCCAATCTATGTACCCTACTTAACAGACCATAAACAACTAGCTAAGAACTTTGCAAATGCAATAGAAGCTGCAGCAATAACTTTAGATAACAAAGTAATACAAGATCATTTAAAGTTTCAATCAAAGTACACTAATCAATATTATAACTGGGACAAGCAAGCTATGGCTTGGACTAATTTTTTAAAAGGAGCAATCAATGCAAAACAATGAACCTATATGGTTTAACAAAGAAGAGCCTAACACAATAGAGATAAGCTTAGATAACACACCTAAGTATAAGATAATGGTTTGTACACCTTGTCATAGCGATGTGTCTATGCACTATTGTCAATCAGTATTAATGTTTCAACAACAGTGTTTAAAGAAAAACATATTGGTTAGTTTTACAATGTTGAAGTCATCACTAGTTACACAAGGTAGAAACTTATGTGTATCAGATTTCTTGAACCACGAACATAACTATGAGCATATGTTATTTATAGACTCTGACATAGACTTTGAGTTTGATACTATTATGAAGATGATAGAAGCAGACAAAGATGTCATTGCCTGTCCTTATCCTATGAAGAACTATGATGTAGATAAGGCCTGGAAAAGACTAAAAGAAACAGACATGGTAAAGACTAAAGAAGACTTACTTGCTAATGGTTTGATGTATCCAATGAAAGTAGAAGATAAAAAGAACATAAAAGTAGACAAAGGTATTATGGAAGTGACCCATGCTCCTACAGGATGTATGCTGATCAAGAGAGATGTACTAGAAAAGATGATTAAAAATCACCCAGAATTAGAGATATTTCAACCAACAATTATTAACGGAAAAGAAATAAAAAGGGAGAATTTTTTTAATTTATTTGATACACTACATGATATAAAAACCAAAAGATATTTTGGTGAAGACTTCGGATTCTGTCAAAGATGGAGAGATATGGACGGTAAGATACATGCTCTTGTTACTGAATACATAACCCATGTTGGGGAGTATCAATACAAGGGTCGTTTCTTTGATGAATTATTGAGTCTTAAACATATTGACGACGTAGAAAAAACCAAATAAAATACTACAATGGCCATAACAAACGCACAACAATACAAACAATTAATGCAAAAAGGTGGTAGAACTGGATATAGAGATGCTGGTTTTATTAGCGGTCGAACTAAATCTAAAAGTCGAACTAAATCTAAAAAAAGTAGTAATACACCTTCTCCAAGAGAAAAAGGAATTATGTCTCGTGGAAAAGGTCCTGGTGGAACTACAGGAGAAATTACAAACATAAAAGATAAAGGACCTGACAGAAGAGCAATTGGTAATGAAAATAAAAGATTAGCTAAATTAAAAGAAAGAAAAGATTTTATAGATAAAAAAGCTGATTATAATAAATTTACTCCTGGGTACTTAAAGTTTCTAGGCAACTTAAACAGAGAACCAAATAGAAATTTTTTTATGGATAGGTTTATGGAAGGACCTAACGCAGGCAACTTAGTAAAAGATGTTCTAGGTTTAGATGAAGATGGTCTTTCATTTAGTCCAAGTAATTTAACAGAAGAACAATATGAAAAAGTATATCAAGAACAAATGAAAAATAGACTTTCAGGTGAAACAGATGCAATGGGAAATCCCATGCCTTTTACTGGTGGCGGCATCGATGCAAAGAGTGCAGGAGCTGAAAGAGGAGATATTACTACTTTACCTTTAGTACAAGATAAAATTATAGAGGAAGAAGAAGATCCTATAGCATATAGATTTATGGCAGACGGAGGCAGAGCTGCTTTTCAAGAAGGTGGTGGAATATTTCCTAGACTAAATGAATTAGGAAGTAATGTATCATCAGCAGAACAAGAACTAGCTGCACTTAGTCAAAAAATAAATTCGGCAGAATCAACACTAGGAGAAGGTGGTGGAGATGAAAGTGGACTAGGTTCTATCATGCCTGAAAATAATTTTACAAACCCAACACTAGAAGCATTTTCTGGTACAAATATTAATGTAAAAGGTGGAATGACAGCTAATGTACCAGAAAGAATCCAAATTGATCCACTTAATAAACCTTTAGAAACTTTACAAACAGGAAGTGGAGATTTATTTGGTTCACTTAATAAAGGTTCTCCTATACAATTCGCAAATTCAGCACCTAGCACAAACCTACCAGGATCAGGAGCACCACAAGCAGGTGACGTTGTCTATGACCCTACAGGTATGCCTAATATCTTTGCTCCTAGAAACGGTTATGCTGATGGTGGTATGTCTGAATACGAAGGTGGGATCATGGACCTTGAATCAGGGAGACAACAATATTTTTTAGGTAAGTTAGTTAAGAAGGCTAAAAAAACAATTGGTAAAATTTATAAATCACCATTAGGTAAAGCTGCTTTGTTAGGACTTGGTGCAAAAGGATTGATGTCTGGTAAAGGTCTAGGAATTAAAGATTTTTTAACAAGATCTTTTTTAGGTAAAGAAGTTTCAGGAGGTGATCCTTCAGGAAGAGGAAGAACAGGTGGTATATTAAATTTTCTAAAAGATAATCCTCTTGCGTCTATTGCTGGTGTATCTGGTTTAGCAGGACTTTTATCTAAGGGGGATGATAATGATGACAATAATTTTGATATAGACAATTATTATAAAACAGGGGGTATAAAAGAACATTTAGCTAAAATTGGACCAAGATTTAGGTTAGGAGAAACTGTTGGTTTGGCAGAAGGTGGAGAAGTAGAACCTGTAGCAAAAGAGACTATGCCACTATTAGATATGGATGGTAAAGAAATGGATTTAAGAGCTGAAGGTGGATTTGTACCATTAGGCAGAATGGAAAAAGCAGATGATGTACCTGCAAGACTATCCAAGAATGAATTTGTGTTTACAGCAGATGCTGTAAGAAATGCAGGTGAAGGAGATATAGACAAGGGCGCAGAAGTCATGTATAACATGATGAAAAACCTCGAATCCGGAGGTGAAGTATCAGAAGAATCGCAAGGATTAGATGGCGCTAGAGAAATGTTTCAAACATCACAAAGATTAGAGGAAGTATTATAATGGCAATAGAGACCACAGTATCAAGACCAGCACCTTTCGTAGAAGATCTAGGAAAAGATCTAGCAAAACAAGTAACAGCACAAACAGCGGTACCTATTGTTGCACCAGGTGCGGGTGGTATTACACAACAAGCAGGTGAATCAGCAGATCAATTTGCAGCAAGACAAAAAGCTGCTCAACAATTTGATGTTAGAAAACAAAGTATAGCAGGACTTGCACCACAAGTTGCAGGTCAAGATCCATTACAGGCACAAGCACAAGCTTTAGCACAATCAGGTATTGGTTCTTACCAACCTTTTTTAACCGCAGCACAAGGTGCAACAGGCCCACAAGCATTTCAACAATACATGTCGCCTTATCAATCACAAGTTATTGATACAACACTAAAAGAGTTTGATAGAAACAAAGCAATACAAGAACAAACTATAAGAGATAATGCAGTTGCTTCTGGTGCTTTTGGTGGTGGTAGAGAAGGTGTCCAACTAGCTGAATTTGGTTCAGGTATGGCTAGAGAAAGAGCTGGTTTACAAGCAGGATTACAACAACAAGGTTTTGAAGCGGCTCAAGCTGCAGCACAACGACAATTTAATAATCAACAAGGTCTAGCAAGACTAGTACCAAGTCTACAAGGACAAGACATTTCACGTCTAGGTCAAATAGGTTCAATTAACCAAGCGCAAGCACAAGCGGGTCTTGATGCAACTAGAGAAGCAAATAGAATGACAGCTTACCAACCACAAGAACAAGTTGATAGATATGCAAATATTGTAACTGGTATTATGGGTGGAATGCAAGGATCAGGAGCACGAACAACTAACGTACCTAACCCTACACCAATGCAAACTGCACTAGGAACAGGAGCAACACTTGCAGGTGTATACGGAGCTTTAGGTGGAAAACTTTTCGGTTAATATGAATAGAACTTTAAAAAGACCAATGTTTAGAATAGGTGGTTCAGCAGGAACTGGTATTACATCAGGACTTGATAAACCTAGACAAGAATATAAAAATGCGGGTATGGCAGAAACAGTAAAACAAACTAGAGATTCATTAACTCCTGAAGTACTTGCAGCATATCAACCTTATATGGAAAGACCTAAAGGTGAAGCAGGAAATAGATTTCTAACTACTTTTGGTTTAGATTTAATGTCAAGACCTTCAGCAGGTCCAGGGTTTGGTGGACTATTAACTACTGCTGCACAATCTGCAAAAGAACCAACAGCAAGACTGTATGAAGATATAGATTCAAGAAGACTAAGCAAAAATGCAGCGGAAGCTGATTTATTTAAAACACTTTTACAAGGAAACATAGATATTGCAGCAGAAGCAGCAGGTAATGAAGGTGGAGCTAAAGAGTATAGAGATTTAGCAATAGCTAGTGAATTAGAGATAATTATTCCTGAAATATATAAAATAGAAAACAAAATTAAAGAAGCAAAAGATACAGGGCAAGAAGTAGATCAAAAAGATATAGTAAGATTAGAAGTGTTACAAACTAAAAAAAATAATTTTACTAAAAATAATCCAGTAACAGAAGGTGCAATAAAAATTTTTACTAATTCAAGTGAGGGTCAAACTATATTTTCAACAATAACTGAAAAATTAATGGATGATAATCCGGGTATGTATAAAGAAGGAAGTAATGAATTATATTCAGCTGCTATAAAAAAAATAAAAGAGTTACTTGGTTTATTTTCAAGTGGAGGTAGAGCAGAGTATCAAATGGGTGGTGGAGTAGATATGGCCCAAGACCCAATGATGATGCCTCAAGAACCAATGGCCATGGACCAAGGATCAATGGATAATGGTAAAAATAATTTAATTAGCTATGATCAATTAAGAGCAAGATTACCCGCAGAAATTACAGATGATATAGTAGAGTTAATGTCTAACAGTGCAGAAGCACTAGAAGACTTTGCTACAATTTCTTCACAACAAGATGTAACTCAGTTTAACAAAAAGTACAGCGTTAATTTAGTATTACCATCGGAGGCGTAACATGGCTGATACTGCCTACGAACGATTTCTCAAAGATCCTGATAAAGAAGAAGCAGTAGAAGTTGATATAAAAAAATCCCAACCTTTAGATTTAGATCAAATCAAACTTAAAATACAAAGCGAATTATCTTCACAAACAAAACCTAAAAAACCTGTGAAGTGGTTAAAAATGCCTGACCCTAAAAGTATTTTAGATTTATATTATACGTTAGAGCCAACTAAAAGATTAGCAAATAAAATTGTAGGAATAGAAGATCCTAAACAACAAGCACAGAAACTAGAAGATGCAAAAGCTCCTACATTTAAAATAAATAATAGAGAGATTACTCAAGAAAGAGATTATACAACTGGTCTTGATGAGATAGCAAAAGGTATTAGTTCAGGGATTTATGATTTACAAAATAGTTTAGGTTCTTTATTGTTTGCAGGGACTGATCTTGCAGCTAATACAGATTTTTTAACTAAGTTTGAAAACATGATGGAGAAGAATCAACCTACTCGTCCTGAAACATGGAGAGGAGAGCTTACATCTTTACTTACACAATTTGGTACACCTGGAACTTTAATTGCAAAAGTTACTGGAAGAATACCAGCAGTTGTTAAAATGAAAAAAGCAGCAGATGCTGTTAAGGGTGGTAAGCTTAGAAAAGTAAGTCAAATTGCATCAAGAGCAACGGAAGGTGCAACGATTGTTGGTGTTACAGATTTTTTAGCATCTGATCCTGGAAGAGAATCTTTTTTTGTAGAACCAGAAGATACTAAAGGTTTAACAGGTAGAAAAAAAGCAGGAGCAGAGCTTAGAAACAGAATTAAATATGGTGCAGAAGGAACGTTAGTTGGAGGTGGTTTTCCATTGGTTGGAAAATTTACACAACTTGGTTATAAGTATGGGATAGCCCCATTACTTGTTAATAAATTTGGTGTAGGTGCAGCACAATTAGGTGCTAAAGCAATTGATAATACAGTAATGAAAGGTGCTAAGTTACTGTTAGGTAATAGAGTTGTTGCTCCATTAACAAGAGAAGTTACAGACGGTTTACAAAAAGCAAGTAAATTTACAGTAAGTAAATTGGTAGCTCCTATGTTGGTATCAGGTATGTCTGGTAAAATTGTAAGACAATTACCTCCTTTTGAAAAATGGAGATTACAATCGGTTACATCACCTAACAAAGTAAATAGAAATATAAAAAGAATAGATAACTTTTTATCTTGGTTTAGATCATATGGTAAACAACCAAAAGATATAGAAGGTGTTAGTGAACAAGTATCTTTATACATAAAAGGTAGGGCTAGAAAAATAGATAGAACATATGAAGGTTTAGAAAAAACTGCATATAATTTAGCTAAAAAATTTGAAAACGATTATAACAAAGCAACTACTTCACAGCCTATGCAAAAATATTTTTTAGATCAAGTTGATGAATTTTTAAAAGGACAAAGAAGTTTAAATGATTTACCCCAAGAACTACAATCATTATCTAAAGATCTATCTAAAGATATTAAAAGCATTGTTGGAGAATTTAAAAAAGTATTACCTAAAGGTAGAGAAGCAGATGAATTAGCAAAAGATTTAGCAACAGTTGAAATAAATAACATTAGTAAATATTTGGTTAGATCTTTTCAAACATTTAGAAACCCTGAATATGTTCCTAATAAAGAAATAATGGACAAAGCAGTTAATTACATAACTAACAATGTAATTAAAAAAAATATAAACTTAAGAGAGTCTGCTGTTAGATCGTTTCCAAAACTAAATGCAGAAAGAGCTTACATAGAATCTGCTAAAATGCATGCAGAAGATATACTAAGAACAGGTAAGGCAGAAGGTAAAGCACCCTTAAAACAATTAAAAGAAATAGGGACACGTATACTACAAAACGATAAATTTAAATTTTTAAAAACAGGAGAAGAATTACCAAATGAAATTAAAAATTTATTAGGACCTGAAAGAAATTTAAAAGCTTCAGTTGCTTATACTACTGCCGAAGCTATCTCATCTATGGCTAATAAAAAAGCTGCAGATTACATAGCACAATCTGGTTTAAAAAACGGTTGGTTATTTAATAGTGTAGAGGATGCAGTTAACGCAGGTTTTATTGGTGCACAAAAAATAACAAATGTTCCAAGATTAGGTATTATGAAATCACAATTATTAAACAAATGGGCATCACCTGAATACGTAGAAGCGTTTGCAGGTGTGGGAGGTACTTTAGATAAATTAGTACAAATGGCTTTTTATCGTCACGCATTGCAAGCTAAGGTTGGTGTACAGATTGGTAAAACATTATACTCACCTCAAACACAAGTTAGGAATGTTACATCGGCTTCTTTCTTTGCATTAATGAATGGCCACGTAGGTGGTAGAGCAAGTGTTACCGATGCAATGAGAATCGTTGCAAGAGATATATTTAAAGCAGGTGGTAATAAAATTGATGAAGTAGAGTTTAATAATTATGTAGAAAAATTAGTTAGATTAGGTGTGTGGGATGAAAACGTTGTAGCTTCAGAGATGAAATCAGTTTTAAGTCAAATAAAAGATGGTTCTATAAATACTACAGATGCTTTGTTTGACAAACTAATGAAGATGGCACCTACAGATAAAGTTGCAAGATTGTATGCAGGTGGAGATAACTTGTGGAAGGGTTATGGTTTTGAATATGGTAAGTCACAACTGTCAATGGCTTTAAAAAATTTAGATGAAGTTAAAGAATGGTTTAGATATATGGGTAAAGAATTTGAGCCTATTAATCAAATTACAGGAGTTAAAAAAACATTCGATGATGCAATAGAAGAAGGTTCTGCTTATCTTTTAAGAAATACTTACCCAACTTACAGTAAAGTACCTCCTGTTATTCAAGAATTAAGAAAGCTTCCTCTTGGAAACTTTATATCTTTTCCAGCAGAGATACTTAGAACAGGTGCAAATATCATTAGCACAGGTTTAAAAGAATCTGCTCACCCTACTAACAGAGCAATACAACAAATGGGTATTAGAAGATTAACAGGTGCTTTTATGACTAGTTATGCAATTGGAAAAGGTTTTACAGAACTTTCGCAAGCGTTAACTAACTCAACAGATTCACAGTGGAACGCATACAAGAGATCATCAGCTGCGTCTTGGGATGCAACATCAAACTTGTTAGCTGTTAAAGGTTGGAAAAATGGCGAAAGTGCTGCAATTAATTTTTCATACTTTAGTCCTTACGATAGTTTGTATCAACCATTAGATGCTGCACTTGCACAAGCGCAAAAACAAAATTTAAATCCACAAGAAACCGAAGCATATGTTATGGATTTAATGTTTGGAGAAGAAGGTCCTGTGATAAAATTTTTAGAACCATTTATATCAGAGCCTTTAGGTTTTGATAGATTTATAGATGTTACTACTAGAAACGGAAGAAAAGAAGGTGGAGGATCTGTGTATACACAATCAGATGATCTTGGGGATAAATTTATTAAATCATTAACTTATGTATTGGATGGTGTTAAGCCTGGTATAATAACAAGTGGTCAAAAGATAGGTGATGCACTATCAAAAGATTTAACTAAAGGTGGTAAACCAGTTAACTTGTCTGATGAATTACTAGCATTGTTTACTGGAACACGGATCATTAGAATTGATGTTAAAAAAGATCTTAGATATTTTACATCTACAATGAATAGATTGTTAAGAGCTGTTGATGAAACAGAAGGTTTTTATGACGTAAAAGATTTTGCTAACAAAACACCAACAGACATGGTCAACACATTTAATGAAATGCAAAAAGAAGCATATAGAATACAAAAAGATATGTATATTAGAATTAAAGACTTGGAGTTATTAGATTTAAAAAAATCTAAAATATTTGAAATTATGAAAAGATCAGGTGCATCAAGAAAAATTATTAATAATTTATTAGCTGGAAGATTTACTCCAGTTAATTATTCTAAACCTAGATTTGAAAGTAAAGTTAGAACAGTAAAAGATCAAATGAGAAATTTAAGTAAAGATAATGAAGAGTTTAGATATAGAGCAAATAGAAAGTTCTTATTTCCACAAAGAGAATTAGATAAAGTTGCAGGGAAATATAATGGAATTAAATTTTTTCCTAAAACATTTAATGAAGAAACAGGACAAAGAGAAGGTGGTTACAACCCTGACAATGAAACTTATCAGATAGATAAAAACGGTAGGTTGATGTATGATGAAAATGGTCAGCCATTAAAAGAAGAAGGTTTCATTCAACAAAAAATAAAACAAATACCAAGTATGTTAAAAGATATGACACTACCTGGAGCACCTGGTTTTACAAGTAAACCACAAACACCCCCATTAGGTAACACACCTATGCCTAAAATTAATAACCAAATGACACAAAATGTTAACCCTCAAACAGGGTTGACAAGAACACAGAGTGCATTACTATCTCCTTCAGAACAAGTTATTGCGAAACGGACATGATGATAAACAAAACTAAAAGTTTGGGCGGTGTGATAGGTCTTTCCTATCGGGTTTCTTTTGTAGCGGGGGTTACAAAATAATGACTAAAAAATCTGCATTACAGAAAATAGAT